ATTTTTATATCATCTGTCATTATAATAGATGATTCTTCGTTTGTTTCTTGTTCCATTATCCTATTTATAAGATAATTATATTTTATTATGTATTTATTATATAATCGTCAATATTTTTATCTTTTTCATAAATTAAACGTAATTTTTCTGTATCATATGTTTCATTACCATATTTTAATATATCAGAACAATTATTATATAAATTATTAATATTATCACCATTTTCATCCTTAATATTATTACATTTCATTATAAATCTATCATCAACATTCTCCCAAATAAATTTAAGAGTATTTTTATTATTCAATAAATTATTTTGAATACTTTCTGGTAATTCATTATAATCTTTAAATTTACTTTTATGTTCATCAAATTTTATTTCTATTGGAGATGGTATAAAAATAGAATAAGCATTATTAATATTTTTATCACTTTTATTATCAAAATAATTATCTAATTTAATATTAAAAATATTATCATTTCTTCCATCGACAATACTATCTCTATTTATTGAAAATTCATTAAGTTCGTCGTAATTATTCATAGATTTATTAATATTTCTAAATAATAATTTAAAATTTGCATATATATTCTTTATCCATGGTAAAAATGTTAATATAGTATTAATAAAATTATTAAATATCGAGTCGTTAGAAGAATTGTAATTCGGTTTATATTGTGCTGTTTTTGTTAACTGATTGCTATTTACATTAATATTAAAATTTAACGGATTTTGTATATTTGTATTAAATCCTGATAAATTTAATTTAAAACCTATTAAATACATTATAAGTAAAAATGTAGCAATAATTACAATTAATGGTATAATAATTTTAACAAATAAAGCACCATTTATTACTTCTGTAAAAAACACTTTAAAAAAACTTTGAAATCCATTTATTAATATTTTAAGTAAAACAATGAATAATGTAAATATTGAACCTAATATTTTGTTTAATGTAAGGTCATATATACCACCTAAAAATCCTAAACCTATTTTTGTACGATTTGTATATGCTTTGGCTGCTGTTTCTTGATCTACAGAATAATTTTTTTGGACAATATCCTTATCGTGTTCCTTTTCACTATTTAATTTTTCTATTTCTTTTTCATATTGTTTAATTGCTTCTAAATAATCTATATTAGCCTTATCTTCCTTTACCATTTCTTCATTTTTATATTCTTCTATATCTTTCTTATTATCATATCTCCATAAATTTTCATTAATAATTGGAATATCATTAAAATAATTTTCATTTAAATATTGACCCCATGTTGAACCTGATTTTTCTCTATTATCTTTATCGTCATTATTATCTTTATTATCGTCACTAATGCGATTACCATTATTGTCTATGCGATTACCATTATTATCTATGCGATTACCATTATTATCTATGCGATTACCATTATTATCTATGCGATTACCATTATTGTCTATGTGATTACCATTATTGTCTATGCGATTACCATTATTGTCTATAAGATTACCATTATTGTCTGTATTATATTTATTGTTTGAACATTGTGTTTGTTGACAGTAATTACATAATTTTAAATTATTATTTATACTACAAGGACTTAATTGAAAACAATTACTACATATTTCTGCATTTGTAACAGGAATTGTATTAGTATTAGATACAGATTTTTTAGTATCACTTACAGATTTTTTAGTATCACTTACAGATTTTTTAGTATCACTTACAGGTTTTTTAGTATCACTTACAGATTTTTTAGTATCACTTACAGGTTTTTTAGTATCACTTATAGGTTTTTTAGTATCAGATTTAGTTTTTTTAGTATCAGTTGCAGTTTTAGAACCTTTGAATAAATTTTTAAATTTTTTCATATATACCCTATATATTTATGTCGTATTATAATATATAAAAAAATTATCTATATTAAATAAATGTTATATTATTATATTATTAGTATTATATTTATTTTATTAATATTATATTCATATTTATATTTTATTCATAAAGAAGACATCGTTTTACATCAAACAAATATATATAATTTTGATTTTTCATTACTTTATAATAAGCAACCAATTATTATAGAAGACCGTGTAAAAGAACTTGATTCAATTTTATCATTATGGTTTACTCAAAATATAGTACATAAATATTTATTAGTAGATGAATTATGGAAAAAAAATAATTATAAATATACCATTATATACGCATTAAATGATACAGAAATAACAATTTCACATCCATATACAAATTTAGAAATAGATGATTCTATTTATCCTCTTACAACTATTAAATTAAAAAATAATATGTTTATGATAATACCATTTAAATGGAAATATAATATTAAAAATATAAATGATGTTGTTGTTTATGGAATACATGATTATGTTACATATATTTTAGATATTTTTAGAATAGCTCAATAAATAATTTACTTTTTAGCTTTTTTTGTTACTTTTGTTTTAGATGATTTATTTACAATTCCATTTTTATCATTCTCATAATCTAGTTCAATTGTTGTCTTATGTTCATTCCATGCTTCTTCTAATTCATTTAATTCTGTTAGCCAAATTTCTTCAATATTTGTATTTTTAAGATTATTAAGCTTATTATTAAGTTCTTCTACTTCTTTTTCTAAAATTAGTTTTCTATCATATGTAAGTTGTGAGATAGGCATACTAATAAGATAGCGATATCCTTTGATATTATCATCTGTATCAACTTGTTCTTCTACTTTATTTACATCATCGTCTTTATAGATTTTAGAATAACCTCTTTCTTCTAATTGAACTGCAATATCTACTAGCTTTTTATTCATAATTACAATATTTCCTTCAATTACATCAATAATAAATCTAATTTTTGCTGATAATATATTGTAATCTTTCTCTAAAATCTTTACCTTATAGCATTTTCTTTCAAAGTATTTTCTAATACGAACCTCTGCCCATTCTTTAATAATATCTGTTGTTGTATCGTATTTTTTAATAGCTCCTTTTTCACTAAATAAATGCATATTATTCATATTAAGATTCTTTGATGAAGATAGTTTAAATAAGACTTCAAATTTATCTCCAATTGTATCTTTAGCGCCTGGATTAAAATGAAGAATAAATCTAATATTTTTAGATGTATAATGATTATCAATTGATTTTAATTGATTTGTTCCATTAACTATCATATTTTCCAAAAATTCTTTATAATCATCTGTCCATGTTCCAATTGGAAGCTCAGTAATTTCAACTGTATTATCATCTATCCATTTGAAAATACCTTTGCTTACATAACTATCTTTCTCATTTTTCTCAATAACTCCTTTAAATCCTAGATAATAAGGGACTAATTCATTAATAGGAAGAATATCAATAGTATCATATACTTTTTCTAAATCTTCTTCGGATTCTACTTTAATTTCAGCAATCTTAATAGCATCGCAAATTAACTTAGAAATATTAATTAAATCTGTTGGATTAAACTGTGGAACATTTGTTGAATAACCTGTTCCAATTCCTAAACCTCCATTTACAAGAATCATAGGAATAATAGGAATATAATATTCGGGCTCAATCTGTTGTCCATCATCTTCTTGGTAATTTAGAATATTAATATCATCCTCTCTGAAAATTGTTCTGGAAAGTTTAGATAATAGTGTATAAATATATCTTGGAGAAGAAGCATCAGAACCATTAGAAAGTGTTCTGCTACCAAATTGACCATTAGGGTAAAGTAGATTGATATTATTATTACCTACGAAAATCTGTGCCATACCTACAATAGCCTGTTGTAGCGAAGCTTCGCCATGATGATATGCTGATACTTCACTAACATAACCCGATAGTTGTGCTACCTTAATCTCATTTGTATAAAGTTTTCTTTTAAAACAGGCAAATAGAATCTTTCTCGTGCTTTCTTTAAGACCATCACACATATGATTAATAGAACGTTGTAAATCACGATTACTGAAATGAATTAGTTCTTTATCAATAAATGTTTCATAATTAACTGAATAGTCTGTATAATCTAGAATTACATTTTTATCATAATTAGATAGCCAATCTTTACGATCATCAGCACGTTTCTTATTAAAAGCTAGGTCAATATGCTCGTCTGATTCTTCTGTATATTTATAAGTAATTTTCTTCATATTCTTAAAATATTCTTTGGCTTCTTGGTCATTTGAAGTACCAAGTCCCTTGTAATACTTGATTTTCCACCCCTTCTTTGCAATATCTGTTTCACTCCATTTTTCATAATCTGACATATTATAAAACTCAATTACTTCATTCTTTGAATTTGATGCTTTAATAATAGGTGTAAGCATAGATGATAGGAATCCATCCATTTTATAAAGTGATGACCACATACTTTGAAAGATATTGAATAGAAGTCCTTTAATATGGCTTCCATCGTGATCCTGATCTGTCATAATCATAATAGAACCATAACGAAGTGATGAAAGGTCTTTATATGTTTTATTTTGTTCTAATCCAAGAATCTTCTTAATAGCTGTAATTTCAGTATTGTCACTAATCTTTTGAAGAGTTGCGTCTTTTACATTCATTATTTTACCACGAAGAGGAAACACACCATATCTGTCTCTTCCTACTACACTCAATCCTGTAATAGCCATCGTCTTTGCTGAATCCCCTTCTGTAAGAATTAGAGTACATTCAGCACTATTTTTAGTTCCTGCTAAATTAGCATCATCTAGTTTAGGAACGATAATTTTAGAAAGTTTTTTACCATCTGTCTTAACAAGTTTTTTTTGATCTTGAACTTCTGTGAGAGATAAAGCCTTATCTACTATTCCAGTTTTATAGAGTTTTTCAATAAACTTATTGCTTACTGAACAAGTACTGCCGAATTTTGCTACAGCTGTTGTAAGAGTTTCCTTCGTTTGGCTGTCGAAAGATGGATTTACAATTGTAGCTTTTACGAATATCATAATATTATCCTTGATATGCTGAGCTTTAATTGTTTTCTTCTTCTTTGAAAGCGTCATATCAACAAGTCCTTTAACAACTTGATTAAGTACATAATCAACATGTTTACCTCCTCTTAGGGTATTGATACCATTAACAAATGAAATTTGTTCAAATATACCGTTTTTAGATTGACTAATAACAAATTCCCATCTTTCACCAGCAATTTCATATACAAGAGGTTGTTCTGCCTTATTTAAGAATAATTCAGAATATTTTTCAAAGTTTTTAACAGGAAGCTTCTCTTCATTAAAAAAGACTGAGACATCTGTTGAAGTAGTAGCACAACAGTCAATAACACGTCTTTTAAAAATATCATAAATATCGTCAGTAATTCCTGTAAGCCCAAAACGTTCATAATCTGGTAAGAATGTAATTATAGTATAAGGAATCTTAGTATATGAAGAGATTTCTGGAGAATCAATATCAATCATATTGTTTCTAAAGGTCTGTTTATAAATCTTTTTTCTGTAATGGTCTATTGTTTCAATTTTAAATTCTTTTGAAAAGATGTTACAGAGTTTTGTACCGAGACCACCCTTTCCCCCTATCACTTTTTCTTCATTTTTATCATAGTTTGTAGAAGTTAGCAATTCTCCGAATATCATTTGAGGAATCCAAACGTCATCATTTTCTGGGTGTTTTACGATATCAATACCGTTCCCATCGTTAAATACAGATATATAACCTGTTTCTTTATTAATTGTAACTTTAATATTCTTAACATGTTTTATATTTTCTTTACCTTTTAATTCTTCCATTTTAAGACGAGTTGAATGGTCTATAGCATTAACAATAACTTCATCAAAGATTTTAAGAAGACCAGGAACATAACTAACTTCCTTATTAATCATTTTGTTAGTATCATTATCAAGTACATAAGAGTTTATTTTAGTAGATTCACAAGAACCGACATACGTATCACTCACGTTATAGACGTGGTCTCTAAGTTTATATTTCTTATATTTTTCCTCTATTGTTTTATCATTAACTGCCATTGCTTATGTTTGATAATAATTTACATATACATATTCATCATTTTTTTATATGAATAAATGAAAAAATATAAGTTTTTATTGGTAAAAAAATATAAAAATTGATATATAAATAATTATTTTTATATAATATATAAAAATGACAAGAAAATGTATGTAAAAAACAACACCTTCTTTTGGATATGAAATTGATAATAAAATAACTCATTGTAAATCTTGTAAAAAAGATGATATGGTTAATATTAAAAATAAAAGATGTATTGAATGTAAATGTAAGAACCCTTATTTTGGTTATGAAACTGATAATGTTGCAACTTACTGCAAAACTTGTAAAAAAGATGGAATATCTGTTTTTTTTTAAATTCTTAAATCATTACAATCTCTGTAAAGCCTTCTTCAGTGCTAGGAACAATATACTTTTTTCTGAAAACATAATATGTAATTTTAGGAATTACTTTATCTCTTTTGTTGTTTCTGAACATTGATTCTGTAATATCAGTTGTTAAAACTATACATCTAATAGATAATGAATGTTTGTTAGCAAAAGCGATGTATTCTTTTCTTTTTTCTATAGTTGGATTTGTAGCATCAAATATAATTGAAAACCCTTTTGTAATATGTTTTTCAGCCTCTGCAATCATCTTTTTAGAAGTAATAAACTCATCACCGCTAATAATCTTATATTTAGTATTATCAAATGAACTTGCGATTGTAGATTTTCCGCTTCCAGGGTAGCCTACCATTACTATAACCTCTGTTTTCTTATTTTCTTTTACAACAGTAGCTTTAACTTCATTTGAAACAGAAAACAAATCGTCAGGAGATAGAATATTTTTAAACCCAATATTTTTAGCAAAAAGCTTGTCAGTATCAGACCAATCACCTTGTCTCCCTAAAGCGTCTCCTACAAATACTGACTTATTAACATCTACCTTTTTATCACCAACAATCAAATCAAACATAGCTCTTTTAGGTTTTTTATATTCATCTTCATATGCTACAGCAATCATACAAGGTATTGATAAGATAGTTAATACATTTGTTATTTGATTAATTTTCATATCTGTTAATCTTGTTTGATTTGATACAATAATAATACAAAACCCTTTTTCATAATAACTTAAAAGGACTTCTGGAACTTTTTTAGTTAACCACATCCAATCATCAATATTTTTAGAGAATGTTCCATTAGTTTTAGGTTTAACTAACGTCCAATCATAATCAAATATTGCGATCTTTTGTCTCAACCTGAATTTACCTATTTTTACTAAAATTGGTGGCATTATATATTATATATATAATATAATATTCATTTTTTATATTGATAACACTTCATTAAACATTAAATCTAATTCATATATATAACGATTTAATAAAGAGATTTTGAAAAATACTTCTTTACTATCTAAATTTTTACGTATTAATTTTAGATTATCCCATATTCTTTTATTATGTAATTTATATTCTCTAAGTTGTCTTTCTAATTTGCTAATTTTAGATTTGAATTTTTTATCAAATTTTTCAAGAGTTCTAATTTTATATTTTTTAATATCATTTTTAAGTTTTATAAAATCATGATATCTAGTATTGTTATTATTCTTTTTAATTGGATCTTTATTATTATCATATTTAAATCTATTTATTTTATTTATTTTATTTTGTATATAATCTTTTTGAGAAGATCTAGATTGTGTTCTAGATCTTGATAGACTTCTTTCTTCTAACTCTTTAGATGTTAGAATAGCTCTTGGCGAAGATCTAGGTGACATAGCTCTTGGTGGAGATCTTGGTGATGTAGCTCTAGGTGAAGATCTTGGTGAAGTAGCTCTAGATACTATTATTCTAGGTGAAGATCTAGATGACGTAGCTCTAGATGAAGATGTACTTTTACTACTCATATATATTCTATTAAGAAGAGTACATAATTTAAATAATTTGTAAAATATATTAAACTATTCTAAAAATTTATAAAAATAAAATTATGTACTCTCCAATGTTTCCCTTATAACATTAACAATTGTTGAAAAAAAAACAGACATTCATTAGTATCTCTTTTAATATCTTTAACATTTTTAACAATATTATCAGTATAAGATGATTGAACTTTTACACTATAATAATCACCATTTGGCATTTTCATTCTGATATAATCTAACATTAATCTTTTAATATATTTATATATTTATATATTTATTTCTTATTAATAAATAAATGAATAATTATACTAAAATATTATTTGATTTATATATATATGGTGCTAGTGCTGCTACAATATTATTTATCTTATTAAAATGCCAGTTTAATATAACAATTTTTGATGAATATTTATATTTATCAGAAAGTTCTGCAACAGGTAGTAAAATGTTTTATTTCGTTATGTTTCATGTAGTTTTCTATTTTAGCATGGGTTTGATATTCCGTTTTAAAGATTTATGGCTACAAATTATACAAACTATTTTTGTAGAATTTGCATTATTATATGGTGAAAAATGCACTTTAAGAAATATTAACTATGAAAGTGCTATTTTAAGTATAACAATAGGAATGTTGAGTTATATTATAGCAGCAGCATTAATGGAATTATTTAAATTTTAAATTTTTTTATCCATTAATATATAATAAAAGAACAAAATGTCATATTCTGAGTTAATATATTTAAAAATATTTCATGATTTTCAAAATTTCATATTTTCAAATAACATTTTAGTAACAGCATCAGGATTTGTAATCGGTATGTCAACAAATGAATATATTCAAAAGAATTTAAAATTATCAATTCCTCTTTATGAATATATAGGAACTATTATGATTCCTTATGAAAATGCCATATTTGGAACCGAAAAAAATTATTTTATACAAACAATATTTAAAGTTTTAGGAAAGATTATAATTAATACTATTATTTGGATATTTACAATAATATTAACATTCATATTACTTGAATATTTTTTAAATAATACAGTTATAGGCTTAAAATCAACAGTAAAAGAAAATGAAGAAAAAGATTTTATAGTATCAAAAAAAGAAGCAAAAAAAGAAGATATTTTGCCTACTGAAAAGAAAATTCAAGATATAAAAATAAAAGAGAAAAAAGAAGAAATTATAGCAGAAAAAATTATTGAAAATAAAGAAAAAAAGAAAGACGATATTATATTATCAAAATTTTCAAATAATAATTATATGTTATTATAAATTTTATTTTTAGAATGTTGAATACTTATAAATATTACTACTTAATATTTCATCTACAATATCTGTTATAGATTTATTATCAATATTAATAACTATAATATTTAAATTTGATTCGACGGCTTTTAAATATTTTTCTTCATGTAAATCATGTATTTCTTTAATATATTCAAGTGTAATATTTTTTTCAGATTCTCTACCTCTTTTAGAACATCTTTCATAGCATAATACAGGGTCGCTTCTTAGATAAATATATCCATTTGGTTCCCATAATTCATCTGTCTTTTTATAAAGAGATTGAATTGTATTATATTCCTCAATTGTAATAGTATTATTTATTTTAGCGTGCTCTACAAAAACATTTTTAATAAAATAAGGGCTTCTTTCCATCATTAATAATATATTATCGGATTTTTCTTGAATCCAGCATCTATCAGACCATACTTTTATTTGAAAATCATAAGAATTAAATTTATTAGTATCGTATAATTTTTTTAGATATATTTCCCAATTTTCAACAGGTTCTAAATCAATTGCAATTTTATTATTTTTATGAAGATAATTTAATATTGTGCTTTTACCACATCCAATATTACCGTCAATAGTTATAATTGTCATTTATTTAATATAATATATAAATTAATCTATCATTTTTTCATTATATTAGTTTTCTGTAATATTTGATTTAATTTAGTTAAAGTTAGGTTTCCTTTTGTCTTTTTAGTTATTAAAACAAATAATTGATTTATAAATACGAAAAAATATTTTACTAAAATTTCTTTAACATTCTTATTACATATAATTCCGTAAAATTTAAAAACTGCGCATATTTTTTTATTAATTAATTTATTCATATTTTTACAATTTGTAACAGAATCACAGCCACCTAGCATAAATCCTCCGAGCATACCATTACATGAACTATTACCTCCGCTCATTCCTCCTAAAGCATTTCTTACATGACCATTACCAAAATCAATTAACGCTACATCACCACCTATATTTTCTTGTTTATACATACTTTGTTCATTTCCTGCAAAATAAACAGCTGGTAAACTATTTCCACCATTCATTTTAGGAGAAGAACATTTTGTATTTGTATCAATTGATATTTTTTTATCAATACAACATCTAGAATCTAAATATTTTTTTAATGACAATAATGTATCTTCAGAAACACGTTTATGACCGCTCTTTAATACTATTAAACAAACAAAAGATACAATATTAAATAATAATAAATCAGCATAATTACATAATTTTTTTACTATTTTAGTTTTTTCATGTTGTTTTATATTTAATCTGTAATATGTTATCATTTTTAATATACATTCTTTAATATCCCTATAACTACTCATATAATTTATATGTTATCTACCTATAAAATATAGTGAAAATAAATATTATCTATAAATAAATAGATAAAATAATAATGGAGTATGGTGATTTAATAAATGGTCGCGTAGATGCAACATACGATAGCACAAAATTAAATTATGTTAATGAAAAAAATTATTCTACAGAAAACCCAACAAATATAACATCTCGTAATACATCATGTACTAAATTATCTGACATATATTTTTCAAATGATAATATAAATATTTTACAACTTGGTATTCGTAATAAAATACTAAATGAATCAAATGGAAAAATACGCTTAGGTCGCCAAAGTGACGATGAATTAAAAATAATAATGAGATCAATTTATTATCAATATGGTAAAAACCAAAAAGATAATATAATCGGTCAAATAAGAGAATTAAATGAAAAAGTTCTAGAATGGTCTATTCCTCGTATTATTACAAATTTAAAACAATATGAAAAATATATTGAAGATATTAGTACTATGCCAGTTCCATTAGAAAGATCCCAATTAACAAGTGAAAAAGGGACGAAGAGTATGGAATTTACTGGTTTTATATAAAATTATAATATTATAATATAGAAAGATTAAATAAAAATGTCTTGTGAACCAGATATTGTATTAACACAAAAAGAACTATATGAATTTGAAAAAAGTAAATTAAACGCTTTTAATGGAACTTTAATGTTATGTGGATTTTATTTTATTACAGGAGTAGCACTATTCTTATTAGTTAATTTTACTGAATTAGGAAAAAGTTATTTATATGATAAATATTTACCATTTGCTATAACATATATAATTGGTGCAATTTTTATTATAGTTTATTTATACATAGCTATTTATAATTTAGAACCAAAAAGAGATAGATATGCTAATTCACCAGATATTATATGCCCTGACTATTGGAAATTAGAGGTTTTAAATACAGGTGAAATTAGTGAAATTATAGAAAATAATAAAACTTTAACTAGTAATAAAATAACAAAAATAAATGAGAATGATATTAAATATAAATGTAAAATAGACAAAGATATAACACCATTAGATAGTTATGAATCTCAACTTAAAGGATATTATAATAATAATACAACAAGAAATAAAAGTGATTATTTATATACACCTATAGAAAATCCTGAACCAGAACTTAAAAAATATAATACGATGGCATCTCATACAACAGGAACAGGTCCTATTGACGATAAAAGATTAAGTTCACGTTCACTTTCAAGTGGAACTACTACTACTACTCCTGTTCCAGCACCTGAAAATAATATAATTTGTAATGAAGTATATCCTAAATATTTAGAAAAATTAGACAAAAATACACCAGAAGGTAATAAATATAGATGTGAATATGCTAAAGAATGTGGAATATCATGGACAAATATAGGTTGTGATGAATAAATAATATATAAAAATATATGACATATGGATATATATAATTATATTAAATGAGTAACAGTTATGTTAATGAAGAAGGATATATTCAATTATTAAAAGATACTATTGAAAATGGTGAAAAAATTAAAGGAAGAAACGGAGAAGTAATATCTTGTTTCGGAAATATGATTTCTTTTGAAAATATTGAAGAATCATTTCCTTTATTAACAACTAAAAAAATGTTTACAAAAGGAATTATTCATGAACTATTATGGTTTATTAAAGGTTCAACAGATGCAAATGAATTAAAAGAAAAAGGGGTTCATATTTGGGATGGAAATACTTCAAGAGAATTTTTAGATAGTGTTGGATTATATCATTATAAAGAAGGTGAAATAGGCGCTGGCTATGGGCATCAGTGGAGATCTTTTAATGGTGTATATCCTAAAAATGAAAATGATAAAGGATTTGATCAACTCAAATATGTAATTAACGAATTAATCAATAATAGCAGAAGAGCTGTTTTATCTGCATGGAATCCTTGTCAGTTACATCAAATGGCATTACCACCGTGTCATCTATTATATAATTTTTACAAAGATAGCAAAGGACTTTCTTGTATGTTATATATGCGTTCAAATGATATATTCTTAGGACAACCTTTCAATATAGCGTCTGTAGCATTATTTACTATGATTATATCAAAAGTATTACATTTAAAACCTAATAAAATTTGTATTTCTATATGCGATGCACATATATATGAAGAGCATATTGATGCTGCCAAAGAACAAATTAAAAGGTCTCCTTATAAATTACCTAAAATGAAAATTAATTCAACACCACCTGAACTAACATCATCGATAGAAGAAAAAATAAAATGGATTGAATCTTTAAAATATGAAGATTTTGAATTAACAGATTATTTTAGTCACAATAGAATAATAGCAGAAATGAAATAGTATTTTATTGTATTAATTGAACAGGAGACCATTTATTGAATTTTTCATTAAATATACACTTAAATTTTGCAACAGTAACAGCATTACAATTTTTAAAGGTAGCTCTCATCATTTTACTAATACTCATAGTAGGAATTAAAGCATTACCTATACTATTTGAATTTCCTACATTTTCATTATCATATAATTTATAAATATCTGGTTCAGTAGTTTTCATAAGCCATAAAATCTTTTCTTTTTCTGTATCTAAAATAATCTCATTATCTTTTGATTTATTAATAATATTTTCTTCATATTTAATATCAGGTTCATCGAGAGTTTTAAAATTTGTATCATCTTTGACTTTTCTAATAACATTTATAATTGTGCTTTCATCAAAATTATACAATTTTGGTTTATGTTTTAAATTATACGACCAAATGTAAATACCACGACAAGTATAATTTAATTTTTTTGAAAGTTCTATAAGTTCTGTAATACTTTCTTTATATAAATAGTAGTAATTCTTAACTTTAAATTCACATACATCCATAGTACTATCAGGTGTATAGCAATTTTCAATCAAATCATATAGTAACTTTAATCTATCAGGTAATACACTATTTTCTAAATAGTCTCCTTTATATACTATAATATCATTAATAAGAAATGTCCATTTGCCATCTGATTTTTTTACCATTTCTCCATCAAATAAAGTGTTTTTAAATAGAGCTTCTTTAAATAATCCACGTCCTAAAATAATACGAGGCTTTTGATAATTAGGGTGCACTTTCTTATCAATATAATAAATAATAGGGATATCATTATAAGTTGTCATGAAAATATAATATGGATTACCATTTGACCGAAGATTGCAAAGATGTTTTTGATTCTTAATATTTTTAATATTATTTTCATCAAGTTTGAAATAATGTTTTTGAATAATTTTAATATTGTAAGAAGAAAGTTGGTTTAAAATAATATCTTTAATATCATTTGATTTAATATTAAATGCTACTCTATCTACAAATGATATAATACCTGTATACATAATAAAAATAACAATATATGAGTATATATGATTCAATTTTTATATATATTCTGAAAAAATAAAGGGTTTACATATAAAAAACTATTATAACCAAATAATGGCTACTATTATAAACAAAGGAACTGGTGCAGGAGGAAAAAACACAAATGTTAATGGTAAGAGTTTTGAAGATAAAACCGAAAATATTACCAGATTAATGAAAAAAGGATATATAAAAACAATTATAGACCCTAAAAAACAAAGGCAAAATATAACTATTTACTAGAAAAAGAAAACACGATATATATAATGCAAAGCGGATTAAAACTATTTTGTCAAAAAAACTACAATATAGACGCTATTAGAGAACCAGATGAAGCATATATTATAAAAAAAGATGACAAAACTACAATAAAAATTTTAGAAAAAAAAAGCCCAAAACGGACAAGGTTCTGTTGAAACAAAATTATGGGCTTGTATAGGTCTTAAAAGAGAATATGAAATTGTTTTTGGAGATAATTTTATAATAGAATATGCTTTCTGTCTAAGCACTTTTCTACAAAAAAAATGGAATCGAAAGATAAAAAATACATCATATTAAAGCGTATTTTAGAAGAAAATAACATCAAAGTATTTTATGGAGACGACGAAAATTATTATGATAAATTAGACTATTGGATTGCTAACTAATAATTCAAAATAATAATTTCATCGGTTTTAGAATTAGGATTTTTAGAATTTATACGTCTTTTACAAGATATTACAGTATTATTATAATAATACTTATTAAAATGTTTTTGAACTAATTCTGTATTTGAATTACTCATCATTATTTTTTTACCTTCTTGTGATAATAAATCACAAATATTAAATAAATTATTGTGTTGTTCTAATGTAAATCCATCTTTTGTATATCCTACAAATGATGTAGAATTTTCAGGAGCATAAGGAGGGTCGAGATATACAAAATCATTTGATTTTATTTTTTCTAATGTTAATGATTCACTCATATTATTACAAGTAAATATAACATTTCTTATTAAATTATGTATCTCTTCTAAATGGTCTTTATTCACAATTTCAACATTTTTATAATTACCATATGGTACATTAAAACCATTAGGTCCTTCTCTAAAAATTCCTCTAAAACATGTTTTATTTAGAAATATAAATAAAGCACTACCTTTACAGCTAATTTTTTCTTCTTTTGTTAGTTTATTATAATTCATTCTTGTCCAATAATAATAGTTTTCTTTACATTTTGACGCCTCTAAAGCATTATCAGCTTTTCTATTTATATTATTGCATTTATCAGGGCATTTATTATATTCATTTAATAATATTATTATATTATCATATAATTCTATATGCTTTGATTGAATATTTTTATAAAGATTAATCAAAGCATCATTAATATCATAAGCGTAAATATTTCCATTTACTGTTATGACACCTTCTTTAATATATGATAGTAAAGCAAATAAAACACTACCGCCTCCTAAAAATATTTCATAATAATTATCAATATTTGTAGGAAACTTTGATAATAAAGTATCTATTATTTGTGTTTTACCACCAATCCATTTAATAATTGGTTTAGTAATATGAACCATTTAATGACTATTAATATATTTTGTATCAATTTTTATATATATTCTGATAATTTCATATATGAATTCTTTGTTAAATTACATGCCATTATATTAACAATAGGTAAATCTGTTTTATATTCTTTTATATTACATTTGCTTATTTCTGGTTTATATATTATATTATTATTCATAAAATGTTTATCTAATTCTTTTGAAGGTATTTTATGTTCTTTATGTTTTGGTAATAGTTCATTTATTAAATCATAATCATTATTATCATCGCCATACATTTTTATTTTATTATTAACAATTTTCAAATCATTTTTATTATTGTTTATTAAAGGGTCTTCAGTCTCATCATTTTTACAATTAATAACATTATTGTTTTTTTCTAAAATAACTTCTTTTTCACTAATATTATTAGAATTAATATTATTAATTTTATTTATATTATTTGATTTAATACTTGATTTATTTAAAAAAAATTTATTTATAAATAATAAAATTAATAAAAATATAACAAATAATAATATCTGTATTACAGTATTTGAAAAATCCATTATCATCTATTATAATATAATATTTTACTCATCATTAATAAAAGTAATTTTAGTTTTTTTATCTTTTTCTTCTTCATTTATTTTTATTAATGTTCCATTATCGTAATATTCAATATCATAACCATGTTTTTTATAATATGTAATTCTTTTATAACCCTTATTTATAAATAAAGAATATTGATCCCATATATCAATACAAAGCGGTGTATATTTCCTTTCAGTAGGTTTCTGTCTTAAAATACGACCAATTGATTGTTGGATATCACTAATAGGGCTCGCAAATATGACAGTATTTAAACTAGGTACATTAAATCCCTCAGATGCTAGCTGATATGTAGCTAGAATTATATCTTTTGTAGATGATATATCTAAATCTTTTTGTGACATTCCTCCAACATAATATCCATAAGACGCTTTAATATTTAAATTATCTTTTATAGCATCTTCAAAAAATTTTAATTGATTTCTTCTTTCACTTAAAATTAAAATTTTACGGTCTTTATCAACATTTAAAATATCTTTCAAAATATCAATAATATAATTATTTCTATGCTCGTAATTAGCTATACTATTAATCATTCCTGCTGAATTAGGATTACCATTCCAAATTTTTTTAGTAACACCATAATCACCGTTTGGATCTGTTTCAAAGTATTTATGAATCTTAACATTTACTTCGGTAGATTCTTTTGATTTATAATTATAAACAGACTTACCAATATAATATTCAAATACTTTACGCATACCATCTTTACGATTTAAAGTTGCTGATAATCCTAGAATAATAGGATGATTTAAATTTTTAAAACATTTACTAAATACTTGAGCACCAGTATGATGTACTTCGTCAATTATAACAAGACCTATATCATTAAATATTTCAGGAGGATAATCTCTCATGGCTAGCGATTGTAATGAAGCTACAATAATATCTTTTCCTTCTACTTCTACTTTTTTTTGTTTAATTATTCCAATATTTGCTAAAGGAACAAATTGTTTTACAGATTCAATAAACTGTTGATTTAAAAAGTCTTTATGAGAAATAAACATGGTTTTTTTCTTAAAATGACACGATAAATAAACACCCATAATTGTTTTTCCAAAACCACATGGAACTGATATAATACCTCCTCTTTTTAAAGGATCATTTGCAGCCTTTATAAATTTTTCAATAGGTTCTAATTGAGGTTCTCTTAAAGAACCTTCAAATATTAAATTAGGACATTCTATACCATTACTAAGTTTATTTAGTGTCGGAATACCATAATTTTGAAGACCATAATATCTCGGGACATATATACGCTTATCATTTTCTTTATAAATTACAAAAGTACTATTTAATTCATTTGTATCGCCTGTATTAGAGAATCCTTTATAAGGTGTATTTGTAAGAGCTTCTTTAATTTTAATTAATTCATCGTCTTTTAATGCAGATTTTAATATACCATATCCATTTGATGATAATATTGAATACATATTATTTATAAATTAATATTAATATCATAATAATATATATCATTTTTTTATATCTATATTATAAAGAATACATAACAAAATAAGTATGTATGTTGATATTTTGAGATTTTTAGCTATAGTTATATTATTAATGATTATTGTTATAGACAATTATCCATATATTGGAATTATAAAAGATGCTAGTATACAATTTATGATAGCTGTTTTCTGTTTATTTATATTATTAATAGTTGATAATATATCTGGATTTATATTAATACTAGCAATTCTTGTATTATATTTTAAATTATTTAATAAAATGTTAATAAAAAAAACAGAAAATGTACCGTATGAAGTATATATTAATGATAAAGATAATAATATTTATGAATCAATATATGAAAAAGTAAATTATACAACAGAAAAAAATTTAATAGATGCTCAAAATAATATAGTTGATACTCAAAATTATAATACAGAAATAAAAATATTAGATAATGACACAGATTTATATAGTACACAGGGATTAGATGTTGGAACAGTTAAAGGATATAATAAAGAAGATATGTTTTTAGAAAGTAATTTAATTAGAGATAATTAATATTTAAATTTGTAACTGTTATTTTTTTTGAATATATATATATAAATACTGAAGCAATCATCAAAAAATATTTATTAAAATTAAATGATAATCTTAGAATAACCGATGATATAGATAAAATTATTTTAACTTTATCAAGAGAATTACTATTATTTATTGTAATAAAATAAGGTATAGTTAATGAAATACTATAAAAAATATGCCACCAAATATTTGATATTATATTTTTTCTAACAAGAGTCATTAAAAAAGCAGATAATTGTATTGGAAACATTATTAAAAAAGCTGATTCTAAAAATGTTTTACCAGTTCTATCGCTTTCACTTAAAAGAAGAGCATTTATTGCAAATAATTGACAAATAGCATAATATTTCTTTATATATTTTTTATTATTATCAGAAATATTATCCCAATTAATATCACGAGTTGTAGTTTTATTTTTAACATTATACTTTAAAGATATTTTATCAGCAATATAATGATGTGATACAATTAATAATAAACGTGATATTAAATGTAAATCATAATATTTATCATTAGGGTCGTATATATTAAATAATAGCCAATATATCATTAAAACAGCTGATCTTGAAGTAAATATAATATTATGTAATTGAAGCTCTTTCCATATAATAATTTTAGAATCAAAGCGGTTTTTAGGAACATGAAATATAAAAGAAGAAACCGATAATAGTAAATGTATAAAAGGAGTAGCTAATGTATATTTTGAATCATAATTTAAAAACATAGTTCCGTATATAATTAAGTAATAAATACGTATAAAATAATGTGAAAGACAAAAAAATCCTAATATTTTATGCAAATTATATTTATCATGGTGGGTAAATAACATAAGCATAATTATTAATATATTTAATATAAATAACTTAATTTTTATATAATTAAATATAATAATAATTTAATATTATATTATAATAGATAAAAATGAAAGAACGCTTTATATCAGAGGAAGAAAATACAAATTTAGTAAAATATATATTAATAGTCATAAGTTATGTATTTGCTAGTATATTTATAACAGTATTATTTACATGGGCTTATAATGCTAGCAATGATAATCAATATATGTTTATATTTGCTATGACTTTTTTTACATTACTATATGCATCAGGTATATTAACAATTGTTATAATAAATAAATCAATATATGATGAATTATCATATATGTCAATAATTGGAACATCTATTTTTACCATGTTTTTCATGTTTTTTATAGGTTTATTTTTCATATATAAATATATGACTACAAGAAAAGTTTTTAAACCGGTTATTGTAAATCAATATGGTCAAAGATTAAGTGGTTCTTATCAATAATATTAAATAATATTTAAAATTGCTAAAACATATAAAATAATAAATATAAGTGTTCCTTTAATATATATATCATATTGTTCTATTATTTCAGATACTGAAGATGGTAATTTTTCATATATCATATGTAAAATATTAGAATATATAATTACAACTACTAGAATTGTAATTATAGTTATTTTTTTAGCAATATCAACATTTACATATTGGGCGTAACCTTGATCAGCATTATTAAAATTAATATTGTACTTTTGTTGCTGTGATTGTATATTATTTTGAGAAGGCATCTGATTATTCATAGGTTGTTGTATAGGTTGACTCATATATTGATGTATTGGAGGAGATGGAGGAGATGGAGGAGATGTCATATTATTTGAACTTATAGTATTAGTAGATAATTCTTCTTGAAATTCATTTAATACATCTTGAACCATAGGATCATTTATATCATTATCGGTTGATTCAATATTATTTTGTGTTTTTAAAGGTAATTTATTAAGAGGTGTTGACATAGCTCCGGACATTACTGTTATTCTAATGATATAATATATCATTTTATAAAAATAAAATACGCAATCATTTAATTAAATATTTTTTCTATTAGTCCTGGTTCTGCAATTTTATTTTCTGGTTCAGTATTTATATTATATGATGTATAAATTTTTTGTGTTTTATCACATTTAACAGTATATGGTTTATATGTATAGCACATATCTTCGATTTTAAATTTTTTATTTTCAATATCTTTTATATATGGAGCATAATAATCAGTACAATTATCTTTACAAACTCTTCTAAAAATAAGAGCTAGGGCTAATCCAAAAAGCGCACTTACTACAATATGACCTTCTGGTGAATAAAACAATCTTTCAACAGTTGTATTAACCATATTATCATTTGATATAGTTTGTTTTACCATTTTTACTATAACTATCTAATAAATAATAATTATTTTTATAAAAGAGGTTGTGGAATAGAATTATTATCGCATTTTTCTTCTGTAACTTTATATTTATAACATAATTTGTCTTCTGTTTGATACATAGTATTATTAACATTAAAAGGTGTGGGATATTTAATTACTATTTTCTTCTTTGGTGCTGAAATATATACATATAAAATACCTAATGCAAAAGCAGTAAAAAAACTCACGAAATTAAATACAAAATGTTTTTCTTTCATTTGTTCTATACAAAATAGTTATTATTTTTTAAGGGGAATTTATACTTTTACAATTTTTTTATAGTTTTATCAGTAATACATCTACCTGTTTTAGGATTTAATATTTTTCCTTCAGGACAATCTTTTATTTTTTTAATTTTGATAACTTTAATATCATTATCAATTACTAAATCTGGTTTAATTTCTAATTCATTTTCTTGTTGTGATAAAGTTTTCTTTTTTATAGTTTTATCAGTAATACATCTACCAGTCTTAGGATTTAATATTTTTCCTTCAGGACAATCTTTGGTTTTAATATTTTTATTTACATCTATATCAGGTTTAACAAGTATATCAGGTTTATCAGATACATCTGGTTGTATTACATTTGTAACTTGTATATCTATAACCTTTTTTAAATTTTTATCAGTAATACATCTACCAGTCTTAGGATTTAATATTTTTCCTTCAGGACAATCTTTGGTTTTAGTAATTTTAGAAGTTTTAACATTAAAATCTTTTTTAATGGTATTTTCTGTTAATATAACAGTATTTTTATTTTTATTTAAATTTATATTTTGATACGTATAAATATCTTCCACATCTTTTATTTCTGGTCTTTTAAAATTTATAATATCAAATAGTTTAGATAATGATTTTTCGTTTTTCCATTCATTTATTAAACCATTTCTTTCCTTTAAATATGAGTCATATATCATTTTATTTTGTATTCTTACATTTTCATATTTTGTTTTATAAAGCTCTTTTTTATACATTTCAACATTAGATAATTCTTCCAAAGAAATTTTATGTTTTTGTATTAAATCTTCAATATATTTTGCAGGAGTTTTATTATTATTTTCAATATGAGATAATATCGCTTCTCCTATATTTCTTATAGTTACCATTTAATATATTATTATATTTTTATCATTCTTTTTTTTATTTTCTAGAAACGCTAACATCGTTAAACATCCCTTTATAAAATAAACTTAAATTTTCTTTATCAGATAATTGTTCTTCATATAATTGTCTTGGTATGTATTTAACTTCTATTTTGTTTTTTTCACATACTTTTTTATAACTATAATATCCTTGAATTATTAATATAGAACCTACAAATAATAAAAATAATGCTACTGCTTTCATTTTTATTATATTATTAATATATTAATATATTATAAAAAAAATTTATTTATTATTGAACTGTTTCATCAGTAATTTCATTTGATACGATATCTTCTGTTACAGCTACAGATTCTACTTTTTCAGCTTCTTTTGTTGCTGTCCAAGTATCTACTTGTTCGATTACTTCTTTAATTTCGTTTAAATCAGTTGATTCTTTTTTTATTTTAGAAGCAGCATTTTCAATATTAGCCTTTTTTCTTTCGTCAAAAATAGCATCTTTTTCATCCATATTTTGTTTATATTGTTTCATTAGAGTATTTAGTTGTGTTTCAGAATACTCTTGATTTTCTAATGAATCGGGATTAGGTGACCAAGGACACCAGCATCCTACTTGAGCAATATAAATATTAAATTTATCATCAAAACGTTTTAAGAATTCGCTACGATTTCTAGCTTCTTCTATTGTGTCAAAAACACCGCGAACTTTAATACCTCTCATAGATGTAACAAAATTATTATCACGGTGATATGTATTTTCTAATTCAGTATAATTTGAAGATTTAAAAAAGTTAAATTGTTCATTTAATTCTTTAGCATTAAAAATATACGAATGATTATTTGTAATAGTATCAATTAGATCTTTTGAATCGGGATATTTTGAACTAATACCATCTAAAAGTGTTTTCATGTCTTTTCCAAAACTTTCAAGATATTTATTTAAAAAATATACTTCTTTATTTACAATAACATCTTCTGGGCTAATAAATGATAGAAGAGCATAATTTTGCCCTTTTATTCCCTTATCTTCTTCTAAGTAATCAATTTCTTTGGTACTTACTAGATTATTATCGTTCATTTATATATTAAATATATTTTAATATAATCTTATATACTTTTTATACAATTTTAAATAAAATAAATTCTTATAATAAAAGTATAAGAAGAATAAAATGGATTACTCATTTGATATGTGGGAAGCTTTAATAAGAATTGTCAAATATGCTTTTGAAGGTTTAATTGTAGCATTAGTTGCTATAATTTTACCTAAATCTCCTCTTCATTGGAGTGAAATATGGATGCTCGGTTTAACCGCTGCATGTGTTTTCTCAATCTTAGATTTACTTGCTCCTTCAATTTCTGCAGGAGCTCGCCAAGGTGTTGGACTCGGAGCTGGTTTCCGTTTAGTAGGATTCCCTGCCTAAATAAAGAATTATAAAGACGGTATAATATCGTAGTTTAATTCCTCGCATATTTTTTTCCATATTTGGTCTTGAACATATAATTTTTCTCTACTTTTAAGAAGTGGAAAATATTTTAAATATTCGTCTAAACCAAGTATTTGAAAGAACTTATATAAAACATAACTGTATGATAAAAAATTTTTTCTATCTTTCGGACAATGTTTTAAAAATGGAACTTGAATATTTCTAAACATATTACATAATTTTTCCTCTAATTCGGGTGAAAATTGAGGCGTTGGAATACCGTTTATTCTATTAATTATATAATTAATATGTTCATAATATTTATTAATTCTTAATCTTTTTAATATTTCTCTCATCTTATTATATGTAATTGTCTTAGTATCTATAATTTTTTCTTTTTTAATCTCATTTAAAATTTTTTCAAATATTTCGTCAGGAATATCTGTACTTTCTTTGCCTTGAACTTGATTACACCATTCTCTAAAATGATTTATTCGTTTATAGCTAAAATGTGATGTGTCTTTCGTATTTTGTTTTAATATTGGTCTGTTTTGTTCAACTAATAATAATTCTTGATACCCACAATAATTACATATCATAATTGCATCATGTTGATAACAAATCATAGAATTATTACAAACTTTGCAAATTTCTATTTTATCTTGTTCAATCTTTTTAATATGTTGCTTATTTATAATAGATAGATATTCATCTACCAATTTAGTTTTATCATTATTATTTTGAGATATGTTTAAAGATAAAGTATCATTATTATCACTAATATTATAATTAATATTACTAGAATTAACATAATTATAAGTATTTTCATTTTTTAAATTTTTATTTAAAGCTTCTAATACATTTAATGTTTTTGGCTTATTTTCATTATATGAAGATGTTAAAGTAGGTATAGATTGTATAGGAGGTACATTAGAATTTTTAATAACATTTGTACTTATAGATTGCATCTCAATAATTTCATAATATTTAAATAAAATATCGCTTATATTATTATAATAATCTATTTCATCAAAATTCTCAAATTCTTTTAATTTAGTATTAATTTTTATTATATTATCTTTAATTCTAATATTACTTGTCCATAAACTATTATATAATTCTTTATTATCAGTATTTTTAACTCTTTCAATTTCTAATAATAATTTTTCGGATTCTTCTTTATATTTTTTTAATAGTATTAAATTATCATCTTTTTCAGCACTATTTGAAACAAATTTTTTTATCATTTTATTATGCATGGCATCAAGTGTAATATTATTATCTTTTATATCATTATTATTGTTCTTTTTTTTTGAACTTTTTTCTTTAAACATCGTTTAGTTATAATGTTGAATATAGTATTGTTTTTATATACTATTGTTTTACACCCTTGAAGATTTTATTATCATACATTTTTTTTCTCCTATTATAGTATAAAGAATATAGCATAAATGGGTGGTGGTCTTCTTCAACTTGTTGCTTATGGTGCTCAAGATGTTTATTTAACTGGTAATCCTCAAATTACCTTCTTCAAAGTAGTTTATCGTAGACACACTAACTTCGCTATGGAAGCAATTCAACAAACATTTAATGGTTTACCTCAATATGGAAATACCGTTACTTGCCAAATATCCCGTAATGGTGATTTAATACACCGCATGTATTTACAAGTAATTGTTCCTGCTACTACTAGTGGTGCTAAATATGTTAATTATTTAGGACCTCGTTTAATAAACAATATCATTATTGAAATCGGTGGACAACAAATTGATAAACATTATTCTGATTGGTTATACATATGGAACGAACTTTCTCTCCCCCAAGGAAAACAATATGGTTATGATACTATGATTGGTGTTGATGGTGATATTACATCTTCTAAAGATACTACATTATACATTCCTCTTGAATTCTGGTTCTGCCGCAACATCGGTCTTGCTCTTCCTTTAATTGCTCTTCAATATCACGAAGTCAAAGTAAAACTTCAATTTGAAACAAAAAGCAATTGCTCAACTGTTGGAACTGCTACTGGAATCCCTGATCTTAAAGAATCATCCATCTGGGTAGATTACATCTTCCTCGATACTGATGAACGTCGTCGTTTTGCTCAAGTTAAACATGAATACCTTATCGAACAATTACAATTTAGCGGTGATGAAAATATTGTTACTGAAAGCACTACTCGTGTAAAATTAAATTTTAATCATCCTTGTAAAGAACTTGTATGGGTTGCCAAAAAACCAGAAGTTGAATATTGGTACAATTACACCGATAAAAATTCATGGAATACTCCTGCTGATAAAACTAACTTTACAGTCGACGACAGTTATATTTATGGTTCTTCTAATTTCAAATCATTCACTCTTACTGCTTCCAATCACGTTGCTAATGTAATACCATCTTTATCTGCATCAAATCCTTTCACATCTTGCTTATTACAGCTTAATGGAAATGATCGTTTTGCTTCCCGTGCTGGAAACTATTTCTCATTAGTCCAACCTTATCAACATCATTCATCTATACCATTAAATAAAGGTATTAATGTTTACAGTTTCGCATTAAAACCTGAAGATCATCAACCATCTGGAACACTCAATATGTCACGTATTGATACTGCTGTATTATCTCTTGAGGTTAAGAATAAATATACTAAAGCAGATAATTCAACAACAGCCAATTATTCCGGTGTTAAGATCTTTGCTGTCAACTATAACGTTCTTCGTATCTTATCTGGTATGGGCGGTCTTGCTTATTCTAACTAGATTAAAAATATCTTATTTTTCATCTTATTTTTTTATAAAAAATCAAACAATTTTTTTCTCCTATTATAGTATAAAGAATATAGCATAAAATGGGAGGTGGTCTTCTTCAACTTGTTGCTTATGGTGCTCAAGATGTTTATTTAACTGGTAATCCTCAAATTACCTTTTTCAAAGTAGTTTATCGCAGACATACTAACTTTGCTTTAGAATCTATACAACAAACTTTTAATGGAAACCCTGGATATGGACAACGTGTTACATGTCAAATATCTCGTAATGGCGATTTAATCAATCGTATGTATTTAGTCGTTGATATGTCTGGTAATACTACTGATGTATTATGTCCTTTCTTCGGTCTTCGTCTATTAAATTATGTTGAAATTGAAATTGGAGGTCAAAAGATTGATAAACACTATTCTCATTGGATGTATATCTGGAATGAACTTTCATTACCTTTATCAAAACGCGATGGTTATAACGAAATGGTAGGTGCTTATGGTGGTGTAATCAATTCAATTCTATATGTTCCTCTTGAATTTTGGTTCTGTAGAAATGTTGGTCTTGCCCTTCCTTTAATCGCTCTCCAATACCATGAAGTTAAAATCAATATCAATTTTGAAACTGCTGAAAATTGCAAAGGAGCTGCTACTGCTATTGGAACAACAACATTAAATGCTTCTCTCTGGGTAGATTATATCTTCCTTGATACTGATGAACGTCGTCGTTTTGCCCAAGTAACCCACGAATACCTTATTGAACAATTACAATTCACAGGTCAAGAATCATTCAGTTCTGCTTCAATCAAACCTAAATTATCTTTCAATCACCCTTGTAAAGAATTAGTATGGTTTGCTTCTATTAAAAATGATACTGCTCAAACTGCTAATAATAACTGGTTTAACTACACCACATCTGACAATGCTGTTACTTTACCATCTGGTAACCTTCCAACTGACTATGGATTATTAAAAGCTGCTCTTAAAAACTCATCTACAACATCTGCAAATCCTATTGGAGATGCTAAATTAGTTCTTAACGGTAATGACAGATTTTCCGTAAGAAACGGTTCTTATTTCAATTTAGTACAACCCTATCAGCATCACGAGAATATACCTTCGAATGCTGGTATCAACGTTTACAGTTTCTCATTAAAACCTGAGGATCACCAACCCTCTGGAACACTCAATATGTCCCGTATTGATACTGCTGTTCTTAATATAACTGCTAACTCTGCATTAACAACTAGTTCATCATACTCAAAAACCAGTTTATACATTTATGCTGTAAATTACAACGTTCTTCGTATCTTATCTGGTATGGGTGGTCTTGCTTATTCCAATTAAATATTTTAAATATAATTTCATAAAAATAAAAACATTATAATATCATACTTTTTTTTCTCCTATTATAGTATAAAGAATATAGCATAAATGGGTGGTGGTCTTCTTCAACTTGTTGCTTATGGTGCTCAAGATGTTTATTTAACTGGTAATCCTCAAATTACCTTCTTCAAAGTAGTTTATCGTAGACACACTAATTTCGCTATGGAAGCTATTGAACAAACTCCTACTGGGAATAATACTTTAGGTTCTCGTGTAAGTGTTCAAATAACTCGTAATGGTGATTTAATCAATCGTGTATATTTCAACGGAAAAATCACAAATAAAAATTCCACAAAAGCTTTCGCTCTTGTTCCTAACTTCGGTCAAAGATTATTAAAAACTGTTGAATTAGAAATTGGTGGTCAACGTATAGATAAACATTATTCAGAATGGTTATACATTTGGAATGAATTAACTTTAACTCCTGGTAAAAAAGAAGGTTATATGGCTATGGTTGGTGCTGATAAATATAACAGATGTACTAAATTAGATGCTACTAAATCATATGAAGTATATGTTCCTCTTGAATTTTGGTTCTGTAGAAATGTTGGTCTTGCCCTTCCTTTAATCGCCCTTCAATACCACGAAGTTAAAATCAACGTAGAATATGAATCAGCTGTAAATATGTTTGATACTAATGCTGGAAATTTCACCGATTTTGAAGATGAAAAAGAAGATGGTGGTGTAGACAACAGCACTACTGCTACATTTACTAACGTTTCTTCTGAATTATCATTAGATGATGCTAAGATATGGGTTGATTACATCTTCCTTGATACTGATGAACGTCGTCGTTTTGCCCAAGTAACCCATGAATATTTAATTGAACAATTACAATTCACAGGTTCTGACTCAGTCACACATGGTGCTGAAACTATGAAGAGTATTCGTATGAATTTTAACCATCCTTGTAAAGAAATCGTATGGGTTACCAGAAAGAACGCTTCTAATATTTACTGGAACAATTATTCGTCTGCTTCTACAGGAACTGATGATGTCAATAACTATATCACATCTACTAACCCTACTGTCAAATCCAAAATGGTTCTTAACGGCAACGACAGATATGCCGAAAGAAACGGAACATATTTCTCTCTTGTTCAACCATACCAACACCATGAGTGCACTCCTGACAAATTCCACGAAGGTATTAATGTGTACAGTTTCGCAATAAAACCTGAAGACCACCAACCTTCTGGAACACTTAACATGTCTCGTATTGACACCGCTGTGCTATCAGTATCAACAACATTACCAAGCACAAACAATAAAACAGGTGCTATCTCAATCTATGCGGTTAATTACAACGTCCTCCGTATCCTCTCTGGTATGGGTGGTCTTGCTTATTCCAATTAAACATCATTCTCATTTTATTTTTTATATTACAATAATATATATTGTAAAAATCTTATATTATTTGATTAAAATAAAAAACTGATAAAAATGGTACTACTAAAATTGATTTAAGAATATAACATATAATATATAATAAAAATGACACAAGAACTTATAACCACAACTAATAACAATTTTACAAACTATTTAGTAGAAAGATTAAATACAGAAGATGAAAAACAATTTGCTTTACATTTCAAAATATATTTAGAACACGGATATAAAAACAATACTTTTCCTATTAATTTTGATGATGTATGGAAAATGTGTGAATTTGATAAAAAATATAATGCTTTAAGAGTTTTACAAAAACATTTTGAAGAAAATAAAGACTATAAAAAAGTGCTCCTCCAAAATGAGGAGCGGTTTTTATTAGAAGATAATGATGGTAAATCTTGCTCCTCCAAAATGAGGAGCGGTTTTTCACAACCAGAAAGAAAACAAAACGGAGGGCAAAATAAAGAAACAATTATGTTAAATGTAGATACTTTTAAAGAATTTTGTATGAAAGCATCTACACAAAAAGCAAAACAAATCCGTAGTTATTATATTAAATTAGAAAAAATATTCTTTTCATATACAAAAGATCAATTATATTATTCTAATGATAGAATTAAAACATTAGAAACAAAAGTTAATAATTTTGATGTAAAATTAAATAAAAACTTCAAAAACGCTTTTAATAAACAAAGTGTTGTTTATATTATGAAATTACAATCTTTTGACGATGGCACATATATTATTAAAATTGGCAAAACAGATAATTTAACAGATAGAACAAGTAAGCTTGTTTCTTTATATTGTAATAAAGACCAATTAGTAATTATGAGCGTATATCCGTGTGAAGACAATAACAACTTTGAAAAGTTTTTACATAGTAATCCATATATTTCTCAATATAGATATACTGGAAAGATTAATGATAAGGCTACATCAATTGAAACATATCGTATTAATGACATTAATTATGAAAAAATTAAAAGAATTATTGATAATAATATTTATAATTATAATGGTAAAAATCTTGATATTATGAAAGAAAATAACAAATCATTAGAACTACAACTTAAAATAAAAGAAATTGAACTAAAAGAAAAAGAGATTGAATTTAATAATAAGCTATATGAAAACCCAGATTTTTTTGATAAGCTTAATGAACATTATAAATTAAAACTAACTATTCCATTAAATGATGTAATAAAAGATAATGATACACAAGAAACAATTAACATTCCTATTATCACTCATACAGAAACTTCAAATACTCCTATCATCATTAACAACAATATAGTAAAAAAGAGAGAAATTAAAGATTGCGGTCATTATGTTCAAGTATATGATGGAAATGATACAAACAATTTACTATATGTTTATAATGGTATTACAGATGCAACAAGAAATATGGAAGGAACATCATTTACAAGTATTAAGAATGCATGTAAGAAGAAAGAAATTTACAAAGGTTATAGATGGCATTTAGTAAATAGAAATGATCCAAATCCAAATGGAGTTAAAGATATTGGAAGTTCTATTGTTCCTAGGTATAAACTCGAAGGTTATATTGCTATGTTAAATGATGATATGACAGAAGTGGAAAAACTTTTTATTAAGCAAAAAGATGCAGCAATTTTTATTGGACAAACAGTATCGGCCATGAGTAGAGCGGTTAATTATAAGACACTATTATCAAATAAATATTTTATATTATGGGATATTATTGATGAAGAAGTTCAAAATAAATATTTAGAAACAAATGAATTAACTATTATTACAGAGAAGCAAAAAGCTAGAAAAATCCATCAAATAAATCCGGATACAGATGAAGTAATAAAGATTCATCTTTCATTATCAGATTTAATCAAAGAGTTAAAAATTGCTCCTAAAACTATTAAAAGACACAGTAAAAACAATACAATTTATAATGGTTATAAATGGAAGCTTATTTAAGTTTTTAGCGACCTTGTAAAATAGTACATAATTTTTATTTTTCAGATTTTTAAAATGGTTTAATATATTTTGCAAATTATTTAAATTATGTACTATTTTTATAACCCTATAATGATATAATATGAATTAAATATCATTCACGTCTTATTTTTTCATTTTTAATTAAATATTAAAAGGATATGCATATTAATGACATCGTTATTCTAAGTATATGAAAGTTTAGCAATAAGGTTGAACACATATCAATATACTTATATAACCATATCGTAATAAGACCATATCCATTTATAAAAATTATATAAAGATACATATATAGTATATGTATGAAAATAAATGGATATTATCAAACTGTTCATGGATAATGAACAAAATATTGAAATTAATATACATGGTACTGTTGACAACCCTTTATTTCAAGCAAATCAAATTGGAAAATTATTAGGACTTAAAAATATTCGCGAAACTATTAAAAATTTAGACGAGGATGAAAAGGTAGTCAGTAGTACTGACACCCTTGGTGGTAATCAAAATGTCCTATTCCTTACCGAATTAGGTCTA